TTGGCATTTTATCAACCAGAAATTCCGGATACCCAAAATATCACGGCGCGCACGCCCGATCCGAAAGATCGTCCTTATGCTGCCTTCCTGTATGTTTCTTCTGGCTTAACAAGCCTAACTGATAATCATGTAGACGATCTGGAGGCTACGATCGGAATCGTCGGACCTTGGGCCTTGGGTGAGCAAACACAGAAATTTGTTCATGATGTTCTGGATGCGGACGATCCTTCCGGCTGGGATTACCAGCTTGAGAACGAACCGGGGCTGATGGTATCCTGGCAACGCCGTTGGCCAGAAGCCTACGCCGCCGACATTGATGGCTTCACTTTCCGTGCCACGCCCCATGCGGGTATCACGCTTGGCAATGTTTATACATACGGCTCCGGTGGTTTGAGTTTTCAACTCACGCCCAGTCAGTATAAATGGCAATCTACACCTTTGCGGGTACGCCCCGCCATTCCGGGTAGCGGATTTTTCGCCGTGCCAGAAGACCATTTTGCCTGGTCTTTATTTGCAGGCGCGGAAGGTCGCGCGATGGGGCGAAATATCTTTCTAGATGGGAATACGTTTGAGGACAGCCCCTCGGTTGACAAAAAATATCTGGTGGCCGACGCCAATGCAGGCGTAAGTTTTACCTACGGCAAGGCGCAACTGTCTTATACGATCAACTGGCGATCAAAAGAATTTGACGGGCAAGACGATCCGTCTTTATTTGGCGCGATTTCTCTGGGATACAGGTTTTAGAAAGCGAATTTCATAGAAATATTTCTATTTTTGTAATTTTTAAACTAGCCAATCACTCTAAACTTTTAAGTATCACAACAATAAAAGCTTTAGTTAGCCACGGCGAACACAAACATCGCATTCTAAGAAAAACCAAAACCCACCTTACTCAAACTGACAGGCTTTATCGTTCATGTGACTAAAACAACGATAAAACCCTTGTGTTAGCTGAAATTGCAATTGTCTTTTGAGCGCAAAAAGCGTTTCAATTGCATTTTTGTCATACAAAAGAATGTTTTAACCGTCATATATTTCGTTTCTTTTTGGCAATAATCGCTAGCGCAATGATTTTTGATATCTCTTCAATGCGCTCTGAAGCAGTTGTTGTACACAAGAGCATGCGAAATTTAAAGAAGGTGTTATGAGCATTGACGGCATTGATGGGTGTATCGTTATAAGCGCGCCATCTGTTATGAATAAAACTCAAGCGCTTAAGTAAAGCACAGCCTCAGCCTCACGCCTCCGAACAAGCCCTTTGAGCTTACGGCCACCAGCCCAGACCCAGCGCATAAATTGTTCTGGCACTTCGCCATGTTCCTCACGGTTGATTTTGCGGCGCAGTGTTGAACGCTGGAGCGCACCACCGCCCAGATTATAGGTGAATGACACCAGCGCATCAAACTGGCCGTCTGTCAGCGGCACATTGATTAAGCGCAGGACGGCACGCTCTGCAATCTGGGCATCTTGGCGTAAAAGCTCTTCGGCCTGTGTTTCATCAATACCCGCTGAAAAATCCTCATCGTCTTTGACAACATGACCATAGCCAATGGTAGGATAACCAGCCGGACAAAAATAAACGGTCCGAGAGAAGCCCTCGAACCGTTTGATCAGGTCCAGTCCGTTTTGTGTGATATGTCTCATTTTTCCAGTGTTCCTATAACTTTGAGGTTCTTGCTTCCATATTCAAAAACGCCATGCCATTGCTCTTGCCCAAGGACTTCTTTGCGCTCGATCATCAACGTAAAGCGATCAATGCCGTATTGTTTGGCAGTGGCGTAATCTTCCAGTGCGTACCAAGCTTTACGGGCCAGTGTGGTGGCCATTTTCTTGACGGTGTATTCAAAAGCGTTGAGCAGTGCTTCCAGCTCGGCATCGGTGCATTTTTCGTTTTGAATATCTTCAATCATGGCCTTGTAAAATAGTTGGCTCATGGCGTTATCTCCTTGTTTTATATTGCTTTTTACACTTACAGTAACGCTTCATTCCGGGCGCTTATCAAGTGAATAAGATCATGTTTTTCAAGGTTTTGAGCGAAACTTGGCCAAGGCACGTTGCCCGAACCAGAAGGACATGACTGCTGCAAACAACGCCTGTGTTTCGCCGTCCCATACGGCAATCAGTCCGGAGGTCAAATCGACACCCTGATCCAATAACTTGAAAAGCGCAGCGGTTTTGACGGTGGCGAACAGAATGAAAAACGCATAGGTGATGATCGGGCGCACCGATGCACGCAAAGCCTCAACCCATTTCACACCGCTGGGTTGGCTGGCATGAGCATATAGCGCCTTGCTTTCGGCAACATCAGCCTGCACCTGTATTTCTTCAAGGCGCTGCGTATGGCCTTGGCGTTGCGCCTCCATCTGGCGATCCAGAATGGCCAGCTCGTGTTTGCGGTCGGCATGATCACGCCAGAGTTTCAAAAAATCCGGGAACGCGGATGATAAAAAGCCCAGCAAGCTTCCAAGTAATGTCAGCATAGTTTTTCTCCTATTTATTTTGGGGTGAAGGGTCCAATTTTTGCAGCCACACCTGCGACCAAGAGAGCCAGAAGACCAATGGTGATCCAGCGCACGATGGTTTGCAGAAAGGTGCGTTGCATGGTTTTGATTGAGCCCGCCAGATCACGTAAATCACGGATGTCGTGAGCGGCTTCTTCATCGGCTAAGCCAACTTCTTTCAGGGCTTTTCTGGCCCCTCGGCAGGCAGCTTGCTCCAGCAGAGACTCAAATTCTGTACGCGGCAGGCACACCATATCGTCCTGCCGCTGATGGCTATCAGCGGTCATGATTATTCTTCCTGTTTTTAAAGGTTATTGGTCGGCGGTATGAACGACCGGGTTTTCTGCAACGGCGCTGATTTCAACCAGCTCGCCCCGAGGCCGAACAGCCGTTACGCGGGCCAGCGTGCTCCATTTCTCACCAGCGCCAAAGGCAATATGCGTGCGCTCCTGTAGCTCTCCGGTGTAAGGCGTGAAGTCCAGTTCATCCTGTAAAACCACCTGATTGGGTGCTTCGCCGGGTAGAACAAGCCACGGACCAGAAACGCTGCCATCAGCTTTACGCAGACTGATAAAGTGATCGCCAAGCTCCTCAGACCATTCCAATTGCTCCGACAGGCTCAGAACATTGTCATCAACCGCAATAACCTCGGCACCTTGGCCCCAGCTCGGCATATCATGGGCTATAGCGATCAGATCACCATAGGTGGGGATCAAGCCTTCCAATTCTGTTTGAAAGGTCACCAAGCGCCTACGATAGCGATTGGCGGCGGCCATATATTTGCCTTCGCGGATAGCTTGGGCTTTTTCAGTGCAGCCAAACAATCGCACCCGGGCGGGTTGATCGCTGGTGCTATCAGGCAGGCTGACGGTTTCTTCTGCCGTTTGCCATGTCTCTTTTGAGAAATACTCCACTGTGACGCTATCCGCTGTATCATCACTGGCCAGCAGATACTGGATTTTGAGACTGTTCTTCACGATATTGCGGGGACTGAATAACGCGACCGGGATTGAGCGTTGCTCATCTCTAACAAAGCGAACAGTACCGCTTTGCATAAAGCTCACAGCGCGGCCACAACGTGCTGTTCGGCTCAGTGCTTCCCAGACCGTGACCGTCTGATCGAACACCGCATCAAAATAATCGCCGCGAGCTTGCCAGTTGGCATCCAGCGCTTTGAGCTGCGCCAGATCAATTCGGCCATCATCCAGCTTCCCACCATATTGACTGCGAGCAATATCAGCGAGAGCCCATGCAATGGAGCGCGTGACTTGTGGTGCTGACCATCCGGTGGCTTCATCCCAAACAGGCAATTTGCGCGTGACAAGGCAGTTCACCATCCGTGATGAGCGTTGAGACAAATTATCTGTGGCCCGCATTTTCATAGCGATGAGCGTGACATCACCGAAATCCGGTGTTTGATCCAAGACAGCTTTTAAGCCACCCCAGCGAAGCTCATGCCCAGCTCTGGCAGATGTATCCTTGGCATCGGTTCTCAGAGCCCGCACTTCATAGCGCCCCACCGCCACCGCATAATCAAATGTCATGCGTTGCGGCGTATTGGTTGCTGCTGTGAGGGTTTCACTCCCCAATGTTTGCCATGCGCCAATCGCTGTACCGTCATCATCGATCTGACGCGCTTCAAATTGCCATGTGATCGTTCGATTGTTCAAGCCGCCGCTATCATTAGCGTAATAGACTCCACGCGGCATGACAATATCGACGCTGATCTGGTGGCAGTTGGTTTGTGCGGGGTTGGCCACAAAAGGCCCAACCCAATCACCACCATCGCCTGTGCTGAGTAATTCCTGTCCGGCGACCTCGGGAGCGGTGACCACATCCGTATCAAATAGCGTAACGGCATCGCCGGGCTGCACGATTTCATAGTCAATTTCTTCAAAGGAGCTGATCGGCGTATCCTCAATACGGATCTGCTCCAGATCATATTCACCCTGACCGATGCAATGCAGTTGATGCAAATACTGCTCGTTATTCTGATACAGCGAATATGGCGTTGCGGCCAAGTCGGGATAGACAATGTGCCGACCGTAAACCACTGGGATGGGTTGACTTAAGCGTGCCTGATTACCCTGTGCCTGCAATGAATAGGTTGGGCTGGCTGCAGGCGTATTCCCAAAGCCACTATTCAGACTCGTTGATGGCAATGGTGGAGGCACCAATACATTCAACAGCGCACTTCCGGCAAAGGCCACACCAGCGGTTACTAGTGCAATTCCTACAGTGCTGGTTACACCAATCGCCCCAGCGAGCGCAGCTCCGGCATAAGGAGCCGCAACCATGACAGCAATGGTCAGGACGGATCGTAAAATCTTGCCACCCCCACCGCCGCCACCTTGAGGCAGTGTGATAAAGGTGACGATATCAGACAGACCAATGGTGATTTTATGCCATTGATCCCGTAACACGGCTTCGCCATTAAATAGGCAAATTGTAGGACGTTCAAATTCTGTAATGCCCGCTTCATCCAGCCATTCACGAATGGTGATGGGATGATCGACCGCAAAAATATCGCGTCCGCGTGCTGGCATAAATGGATTGTGAAGCATGTGGACGCAAGCAAACATGAGAACCTCATAATTTATTAAACTGGTTTAGGGGGCATCCCCCTGAAACCGATAAAATCCTTCAATTTGCCAGCCTGCGAGTTTGAGACTAGCCATATTCTGAAACACCACACCATTGCCTTTCACGCAGTGAAGAACCCCTTGTTCGGTGGGACTTATGGTTATCCAAATGCCCACATGGATGGGATGGCGTGACTGGCGCATCAACACTGCATCACCTTGCTCTGGTGTATCGGTGAGCTGCCAGCGTTTGCGTTCTGGGTGATCTCGAAAGGTCAGTGCCAGCCGCTTTAAATTCCCTTCAGCGACAGGAATGTTGGGCAGGTTTCGGCCAAAATGATGCTTTTGCACCCAAACCACGAGGCTCCAGCAATCAAAAACATCCGGGCCTTTCGCGCCAGCCTGCCATGGCAAGCCGATATAGCGACACGCCCAGTGCAGCTCATCTGGCTGCCGGGTCAATTCATTCATGATATGTCCTTTGCTTTGTTTAGCGGGTCAGGCCGGGGAAGCGCGTGGCGGTGTATGTCTCTGACGGGAAACTCTTATTGCCAATATCCAGCATACGGGCGCGGCCAACAACGCGGCTGACATCCGCTTCGACTTCACTCAAGATTAGCGTGATCGGCGGGTCCATCTGTGGCCCAGACAGATCATTGCTTAAATACGGGCGATAGGTGATCTCAATTTTTTCTGCGCTTTCAACCGCAGCATCCAGATGCTTGATCAGCTCGCGGCTGACATTATCGATAGTGACCGTGATTTCCGGCACTGGTGATGTGTCGACAGGCGGCAGCTCCAGATCAAATCCCATGGCAATAAAGGTGACATATTCGTCTGGATTTAAAGGCGCAGTATCCTCCAGCTTGGCTGATAAATCCTGATGATCCCGCACCAAACGCACAGCAATGGGCTGGCCTTCATCATTTGTGAAATCAGGATGGCGAAGTTCCAGCGTGTGTAAAATCACGATATCACTGGGCGCAGAAGCATAGGCTTCCGCAATCGCCGCATTCAATGTGGGATCAGGCATCTTCATCCTCCCACGCTATATCGGTGATGTAATCAACCGCCACGCCTTCCAAGAAAGAAGCTTCGATGGCATCGGATCGTGAGCGCAGACGTGAGATTTCAGTTAATAGTGCTTGTGCTTTTGTCAGCGTTGCCTGTTCATCGTCCGTGAGATCAGAGCGCACGCCGAGCAGATACAAATCAGCGAGCGCGTTTTGCTGCTTCCATACAGGGGCAATATCGGTGATACGCCGTCCGGCTTCTTCCTTGATCTGGCGAATAAGCTGACTGTTTGAAAGAACATCGCTAAGCTCATCTTCGCTGACAGTCTTGCCACCCGATGGTGGGGTGACATTTTCCGCAAAGGCGTAATAATGTCGACCGTCTAGGTCAGCCAGATGGATTGGCGCGATTTCACTTTCATCAAAATGTGGCGCACGATCATGCAAGTAAGATTTCAGATTCATAAAAGCCTCCTAGAAAATGACATTGGTTAATGTGGCGACATCATGCAGATTGCCGACTTGTGTGCCTGTTTCGCCGTAGGAATTATTGTCACCGCAGGCATCAACGCGACCGTCGTCATACAAAACACCAATCCCCCATGAGGCTGTGCCTTGGCCATAGCAATTCCAATCCTCAATCACGCCCGATTGCCCAAGCACGCGTTGGAATGTGTTATTGGTAGCGGCAAAGCTGTTGATCCCCAGATTGGCATTACCGGAATACCCAGCGCCCCAGAGATCATTCCCTGCTTGCAAAATACAGCCCTCATAACTGCACCCACCGCCAAATGCGGCCTTGGTCACACTGCCTTGGAAACTTCCTGCTGGTTTTTGCGGGGAGAGCTGATTGGTTGAATTACCCGTTCCCATCTGGCCGTAGCCGTTATACCCCCAGAGGTAAACCTCACCTTGATCGGTAATGCCGCCACCGCTTGCATAACGACCATCGCCGACAAAAATATCCGTGAAGGTAACGGCGGGCAGAGCGATTTGCGTGAAGCTTGTCCTTTGGGTGGTATCACCCAAGCCAAGCTCTCCATTCCCATTAAATCCTGCGCTCCATAATGTACCGTTACTTAACAAAACAAGGCCGGAGCCTGTCGGGCCAGAACCAGCGGTGTTATATCCGCAAGATGGCAAGGCCTTAATCACATTATTGAAGGCGGGATGCAAAATGGGGGTTTCCCGATTGGTCGTATCCCCAAGGCCAAGCTGCCCATAGCCATTATAGCCCCAGACCCACAGTGAGCCGTCATCCTGAACAGCATAGGTCGTATGGGGCAAACCAGAAGTCGCAACATCGATAATATTGGTCAACGCACCGCAACGAATGGGCGTATATTGATTGGCGGATGTTCCATTGCCCAGATTGCCGTTGCTGTTAATCCCGCAGGCATAAACACGGCCATCAGTGGTTAAGAAATAAGCGCAGGCATGGTCGTAGTAATTCGGACGACCGGGGATAATTTTGGCAATTTGGATATTGTTTTGAACAAAATAATCAATCCGCTTGGCTACTGCCAAATTAACAGTATTGCCATGCCCCAATTGCCCATAATTGTTGTATCCCCATGACCAGACTTCACCATCAGCGGTTAGAGCGTAATGCTGCATCCCACCCGAAAACACATCAACAAAGCGCACATCGGGATTATCCGTTGCCACACGCTTTGGTGTATAAATATGAGAGCCGTTAGAATCCCCATTGGAATAATTCCCGCCATAACCGCAGGCTTTAATCGTACCATCGGCCATAAGATAAACACGGGTGTGCCAACCACCCAAACCATTGACCTTAGCCAGCTTCCATACACGGCGCGATGGGTCGAGCGATTGATTCCGCCAAGCTGGTTGATTGCCCACCATCTGCAACACTTGAGCGTTACTGCCACGGGCAAGACGGGCAGGAATAGCGCCGTTATGGATCAGCAGATCACCTTCTTGGGTAAGTTGATCCGTACCCGCCGCCATCAAATCCCAATCATCGCCTTGAACGGGCGTGACGGCGGACACTGTCCGTTTGGCGATATAGCTTGAGCCTTGATAGGAAACTGCATCATGGCGTACGTAATTGCCAGCGCTGTTATAGGCTCCGCGCCAATTAATGCGGATATTGCCCAGATCAATCTGTGTCATGTTTTTATCTCCTGTGTGGGTTTAGACCCTAAATATTGATGATGAGGTGGCCATCCTCGTTGATGTTGAAATCCACCCCCGGCAGCGTGATGAACCATGTGTCAAAATCTTTGGCGTTGTATGTGCCTTGCCCTGTGATCGCCGTGAGCTTTGAACCATCGGCACGCAGGCCATAAAACACCCCCACGGATTCAATTACCTCAAACCCGTCTTCTGTCTGTTTGACCGCTAGTAATTTACCTGCCTGACCATTGATATTGGTCGGCAAATTAAGGGCATTGGCTGTCTGTAAGGCTGACTGCGCCGAGGATTGCGCTTCATCCCGATAGGTTTCGGTTTGTGATACAGCCTGATTCAGTTGATCAGCCGATGCGCCAAGGTCGGTCAATCCCGCCTGGATGGTATCTTCCATATCCTTAATGGCTTTGGCGGCGCTTTTGACATTACCGCCGTCGGTCGGAACGGTGGTTTGATCGTCGCCATGGACGATATTGTGCAGGAGCTGGCTGTCCGTTTGGACACGCGCCACCGCATCCTGCAGATCGGTCTGCAAGGTCATGATATCTTCCTTTTGTTTGAGTGGTTAATAAAGGCGGAGTGGCAAAGTCTGATGCACAAGAATATGCAGGCTATCACCAGCGGTAATAATCCCTTGAGCATCTTCGCTTAAGAGCAAGTTCAGCAATCCTTCATCCAGAACAGGCCGTTCGCGGATTTCTAGCTCGGAGCGGATTTCCCAGAGCGTGCCACCAAGTAGCTGAGCTTGAAATTGCCTTGTGAAACGGGCTTCCTGCGTAAGTAAACCAAGCCCACCCAACAATTCAATTTCAAACCATGCGCCACCTTCCTTAGCTTGCCAGCGATACCATGCTTCAAACAGGGCAAACTGATCACGCCGCATAATCCAGCGGACTGATACGCGGCTTGGTACTTGCGTAAATCGCCTGCGTTGCCTTGCTGGACCCGCTTCCATTTCTGTGCGGAGGATGGCATCGCCGGGCTGGATGCCATATCCCTCAACAGTCGGTAACGGTAATGTTTCTGGCCATGCGATCATCGGTAACTCCCCGCTGCTGGATTAAGTCCATAACGCCGCTCCAAGGTTGGGGCCAATCCTTCCCCTCGAGCGACATTGCGGGTCATTTGGCCTTCGATCTGTTCGATAATAATATCGAGCCTGCTACCACCACCCGGTAGAGGTGACGTCTCAGTTCTGGCTTGAACACCAGCAGCATTATTGTGAACATTGACCTCAACTTTCACGGGCTCACGCCCAGAAAGGCCAGCCCCAAGCAGGCGCATCTGTCCGGGTGTGAACACCGTCTCACCGCGTTTAGCGATAATCGGCACTTCATTGCCAATCACGCCGCCACTATGAAATTTGTGCGCCCCGGCAAAGACAGCAGGATTAACGTTGCGGCTGGCGAGAACATCACCGCCGATGACACCACCCGTATGCGCCGCCCCAAAGAAGGAACCAAAATCAATCGATCCCAATGCATTGGCCAATGGCTGCGTGATGCTTTGGCGAATTTGTATCCGCACCAAATCAGCAATGATGGAATCCGCTAAGGATTTGAAATCCAGCTTGCCCGTGGTCACAAATTCAACCAGCGCATCTTCCATGCCTTTGAATGCATTTTTAACCAGCCGCTCAGTTTGTGAGGCCATGTCTTCAGCTTCACTCAGAACATCACGAAAGCCACGTTTGAGACCATCTTCCCAATGCTTTGAGCTTTGCAGGTCTTTTTCACGCGCTTCTCGCAGCATGTTTTGATAAACATCTTCGACTTGAGCGCGAAATTCATCATAGCCAACACGGGTTTTATCCAGTCCTGCCAAGGCTTCTTCGCGCCATTCAATGGCTTTGAGGGTGGCCTGTTCAGTTTCAGATTTCAGAGCATTGAAAGCCCGCGTGATCTCTTCCACCGTATCCTCATGGCGTTCTGCGGCTTCCCGCGCACGCGTATCAGCTTCCTCCAGCTCGTATTTGCGGCTGATCAGGTTACGAATATGTTGCTCATATTCTTGAGCGCTAGCGTTTTGATTGTTGCTGAGATCAATACCCAAACGGCGGAGTGCTTGCTCTTGCTCATTCAAAACAAGTGCGTTTTCAACTGCTGCACCTTCGCTAGAACGGGCGGCAATAACACGGCGTAAGGCCGCTTCTTCGGCTTCCAACTCTTGAATGTAGGAGCGGATTTTCTCTTCCTCCTTATCGCCCAACTGCTGCGTTGCTGTTGGTTGGGTCGGTGTTTGTGGAGGTTGCGGATTAGCCTGCGCTGCTGCCGTTTGTGTAACGCCTGAGCGCAATCGATCCAATTGATCACCCGCACGCTGTGCAGCCAATTCTGCAGCCTGCAATGCCAAAACCTGCTCTTGGATTTCCTTGGCATTTTCCGTGAAGTCCGGATATTTAACGGCCAAGGCCCATAACGCATCCTGATATTCTTCAACCGTGATCCGGCCTGTTTGAAAGGCGCGGCGCACTTGAAAGAGATCAGCCTGTAAATCACTGCCAAAGCGAGAAAACTGATCCCAAAAACCACCAATCGCACCGTATTTCAGTTGCTTGGTGACTTCGCGGATATTCTCTTGGGCAATATTGAGTTTTTCAGTCCACCGCGCCAAAGCTTCATTGCGTGAGGCGGCATTCAACTCCTCGATGTCATCCGTTGTTTTTTGAACGGTCTCGCGCAATTCCTCCATTTCGGCGGCATGATCTTTGGCAGCTTTTCCGGCTGCGTCATGACCTTGGGCCAGCTTATAGAGGGCAAGTCCTGCAATAATGGCAATCCCCGCGGGGCCGCCCAGTAACAGCATGACATTGCGAAGCCCGACCATCGCCAAGGTGGCCAATTTAGCGGCTCCTTCGGCAATTACCATTTTGGCCGCTGCTGCCACAGAGACTTGCGCCATTAAGCGAAAACCGACAATGGCCCCGGCATTACCCAACATGGCTGCGTTCATGGTCGTGATTGCACCACCGACCGTTCTAGCAATCAGCAACGCTGTCAAACCTTCAACCGCCAGATCAGCATTGCGAACCAAAAACCCGAGACCATCTGCAGCAACGCGCACAACGCCGCCCAAGGTTTCACCCAGAGCCCGCGCTGCTTGCTTGCCGCTATCGGTTGTTTCTTTCAAACTGATGGCCACATCACGAACGGCATCATTTAGGCCACCCGCACCAACCTCACGGGCTAGTTTGGAAAAGTTATCCTGAATATTGCTAAATATACCGCCGAGCGTATTCATTTGCTCGGACATCGCTCCGGCAAACTGGACATTACCAATCTGGCGCAGATAGCTCTCAATTTCAGCAGCGTTTTTGCCAACCGTGGTGGTCACACCCTGAAAGGTGAATGAGACTTGCTCACCTTGGGTTCTGGCTTTAATCCCGAATTCTTTCAGGCGTTCAAACTCACCTGTGGCCGCATCTGCAATAGCCTCCACAAACTGCATCAGGTTTTTACCCATCGCAGAAGCGGTATTGCCGTATGACATCAGCGCTTCTTGTGAGGGATCAAGCCCCAAGGCTTTAAGCTTGATAAAGGCTTCGGTGATCTGCTCCACATTAAACGGTGTGGAGGAGGCAAAATCCTCAATCATTTTGAAGGCGCGATCTGCCCCTTGTGCCGAGCCTGTCACGGTTTTCAAACTGGCATGTAAACGCTCAAACTCACGGTTAGTCGAAACGATAAACCCAAGCGAGCGGCTAATGCCTTGAATACCTGCGTATGCACCAATCAATCCGGCAGCCTGACGCAATACACCATTTAACGCCCGGGCTGATGCATCAACGGCTTTTAGCCCAGCACTCGCAGGAGCGGTAGCATGGCTGATTTTATGAAAGGCTTGTTGGCCTTCCTTGCCGAGCTTGCCAAACTCACGGCGCAACTGCTCTCCACCCGTTGCTGACAAGCGGATCGATAGTTTTTTAGTTGCTGCCATTATTGTCGCCCATATCTTTTATTGCCAACAGCGTTCCCATCGCGACTTCTGGCAACAGTTCAGCCATCGCCTGCGGTTCATAGCCAAGCGAGGCACTGAGCTGCAGAGCGGTCTCTAGGGGAAAGCGTTCATATGATTGTGTGATTAATTTGCAAGCCACATCCCAAGCCTGCCAGCCTTCTAAAGTTTTTAGGCTGTGCTCGCGATAGGGGCATCGCTCACCTGTTTCGCCTTTTTGCCCTTGGGCGCAGGCTCGGCCTTGTTCGGCGCAGTTGCCGCAATATCTTGGCCCGTCTCCGAAGTGCCACCGGATACGAGCCCGCGTGCGTTTTTTTCCGCTTCCAACAACTCCCGCATGCCTGTGTATTGTTGACGGAAGGTCTCAGCGATAACCCAATAGGCTCCGAAAAGCTCATGAATCTTTTCATCGGTCACCGGAGCGGGTTGATCTGCATCGGCTTCGAAAATACCTTCCCATTCGATAATACCGGCGCGAGCCAGTCCAACCGTGAGGTATTGTTCAGCCAAGGCTTCACGCACATTGCTGTCTTCAAGGTCAGGTAACTCTGAACGCTCCACGCCAACATCTTTTTCAGCGCGGTAGGCATCACCGAGTTTCTGCAGTTTTTGATTCATAAAGGCACGCGCCTGATAAAACACAGCACTTGTGCAAGGACGGACTTTCAAGCGGACATCAAGTCCGACGTCAATCCAATAGGGTTCTTTGGGCAGAGATAATTTAAGCATTAGAGATAATCCTCCACATCATTGGTTAGCGTTATGGTCAGCATTTTGCCGAGGCTGGCATCTTTAGCGCCTTGGAAGTCATAAGAGGCTTCAATCCCGCCGGGGCCGTTAATGCTGCGTTTGGGTTTGGGCAGATACACTTCATGCGCGGTGATCTGCAGCTTGCGATCTGCATCGATGGTGTAGGCCAGCTCAATATCAATTGGCGTTCCGGCTCTGGCTAAATCCATCAGCGTGTTATCGCCATAGCGCACAGAAATAGAACCCGAAAGCGAACTCATGCCGGGGTCAATACCCTCAACTTTGCCGTCATCACGGATGGTTTCAATCTTCTCAAGATTATTGCTGTAGGTCAGCGAGGCTGCTGTGACATCGGCAAGGTTTGAACCTGCACGTTTGATTGAGCCTTGGAATTGAGAAAAACGGCTATAAACCGCTTCCAACGGACTGGCATCGCGTGTGCTGCTGGCGGGCGTTTCCCCCTGACCAATCAAGCCGATAGTCACTTGCGCTTCGCCTGATCGCTGAAAGTTAAAAGCACAGCTATTGGCACGAACACCTGTAAAAAGCGGATAGTCCGGCACATCAGGCAAGCCAACTTCCAAGCTCAAGCTCGGCAAATTGACTTCGCCCGAAACAAAATCATGGGCGTAAGGACCAGAGCCATTGGTTGCAGGCGTACCAAAGAGCGATTTTAGCCAATAGCCGATATTGCGAAGATCGACAGGCACAACAATATCGCCGTCAACATTGATCACATCCTGAAAGGGAGCCGTAGGATCACGCCCCAGCCCCAGAACGCTGGATTCAATCAAGCCTTGCTCAGAATCCAATGAGCTTGAGATGAACGGAACCACGTTATAATCGCCGCTTACTGGCGGCTGTCCGTATGCTGTTTCAAAGCCAAGCAAAAGCCGGGCATTCCAACCATAAGCGCGAGCCATATGTTTTCTCCTGTTTGTTTGGTTAAATGAGTGGGTTTGCCGTCACATATTCCAGCGTGACAGGCAGTGTGGCAGCCTTGATTGCAGCGGCACCTTCAATCGGTTCCGTCAGTAATTCAGGGCTTCCGGGGTTTAAAATATCGATGACACCATCAAGGGTGCCTGCGGTTTCCAGCGCAGCGCCAATTTGTGTGATCAGCTGATCAAGATCAGCCTCACGCTGAACGGCATCGGCGTTTTGTACGAACACCTCAATATCAGCGCGGTGCTTGTAAATGTAGCGCGGCGGTGAGAGCAAAATATCCGGCTCTCCGGGATCACCATCGCGCAGCACGACAAGCCCGGTTTCAGGAATAGCCGTGGTCAGCACTTCATTGCGAAGCACTCTGATGCCGGGCAGTCCTGTTTGCAGACATAAAAAAAGACCCTGCAGGGCCTGTTCGCGTTTTGATGTCATTTCTAATCTTTCCAATATTTGACGATCAGCTCAGGAATACGCCTGTGCCATTTTGCGGCCTCCGGTTCAAAACGGATGAGCTTCGGCATTTTGACTTGAGGAACCATCCAGAACATCACTACCGATGTGAGCCCACGTCCAGATTTTAATGCTGATTGACTGGCTTTTCTGAAACCTCGCAGATCACCTGTTTTACGGCTGTAAGAGGCTCGCATATTTTCAGCAACAAGCAGGGATGGCCCATTTTTGCGGTAAACAAACCGCAGCCTGATCCCACGCGCCTTTTCAAGATTGCCGGGCGTAACACGCTTCCCCAGAACCTTCTTTGGAGCATTCGGGGTTGGAATAGCCAGCCAAAAGCCGTCTTTGCCTTTGATCACTTGACCTTCTTCAAAACCCTCCATGATCTTGGTGGCTTTGGTGTAAACCATGCCAGCGGCTTTCAGGCTTTTGCCTTGTTTGGGATAAACGTCGCCGCGCCATGACTTTGCCAAACGCGGACCAAGACCTGCCGCTGTCACCTGAGCACGCATACTGTTTTTAAGGCCCGTTGTGGCTGTGCGGATAGCTCCGGTCACAGCTTGCTCGGCTTCCAGCAATTCAGCTTTCAGGTATTTATCCAGATCACCATTTATAGCCGCACGCAATCTCATTTCAGAACCTCCATTTTCCACACCAGATGATGCGTATCTTGAACAGGTTCGCCCTGAACTCGGTAGCTTGCGCCATCAAGGATGATTTCATCTCCGGCCTTTGGCTTGGCGATGTCCGTTACCCGAACCTCCATCATGTTGGTGGGGGTGTGGATTTGCGCTTCCCGAAAATCAATGATCTGATCCGGTGATTTCAGAATGACTTTGACAGGTATATCTTCGCCATTCACTCGGTAGAGCGCATCGAGCCCCAAGCGATCAAACAGCCGATCTAACGCCTGCTTGAAACTTGGGATCATGAGGCATTGTCCTGTTCATAGCGTTTCCAAGCCTGATCGCGTTGCTCTTGGCTGATGTCACGATCCAGCACATCTTCCAGTGCTTTCACCAAAGGTTTGCCGTCCTTACCAAAGCCGCTTTCATCCAGTACCGCAATGGCATCAATGATTGCCAAAATATCAGCATCAGGCTCATCGGTTTTGGTTTCAGGCGTTTTGGCCGCCGTTGACTTTCCAGCAGGCTCAGCAAAGCCACGCGCAATCAGCGCTTTGGCTTCTGCATCGTCCAGCTTGATTGTCTCACCCGGCTGCACAGTGCCATCGGGCGTTTGAAGGGAGATTTTTGCAATAATATTCATGTTTCTAACCTCCCTTAAGCGACTGTTGCACACAAAGATGCGTTGGGACGATACGGCACCACCAACGGCGCAGACTGCATCAACAACCAGCGAACCGCAGGGTCTTCCTCCAGCCAAGATTTGGAGAAATAGCGCAGTGCCTTAAAGGCCGCTTTTTCATCCATGATCATGCCGTAGCAACGCGTACCTTCGAGCTGACCTTGGCTAACAAGTAAGACCGTGTAATCAGGCAGCAAGTTTTGCGTTGTGCCATCATCGGCGACATAGACATCGTTATAGACATGGAAATCAAAATCCCCGATGGAGCCGACATAACGTGCTTTCTCATTGCCTTGACCACGCACGATAGGATCGGTGGAGATCGTCGCATTTGTACCACGACGAATTTCAAGCTGGCCGACAACCTGCTTATTCTTGCGGAAATGTCGCCATGCCTTCGGGTCCATAATCACAACACGCGCCACGGCACCCGATTTTTCCTGCACCAAGCTGGCCCAGTCTTCCAGATGATCCAAAGCTGGCGCATCCACGCTATCCCATTTGGCAGCACCTGTAAGTGCCAGTGTCAAAGCTGGATCGCGTTTAAAATCAACGACCTTGGTCGGATAATCTTCACCTGCAACGGTAACAGTACCTTTGATCAAGGCTTCCGCTGCCATCACTTCCTCACGGCGTGTGAGATTTTCCAGCTGATTACGCAGCGAGCGACTGACGGCTGCTTCCAAACGCCGACTTGCTGGAAGAGAGCCACCAATCTTTTCACCAATGCTGCGTTTAAGTGGTGTATTGGCATCAAAGCGGCGCTTGTCCTTCACGTAAGCAGGCTTAAAGCTCTGGGTCGTGAAGCCTTCATTGGCCACCACACGGCCCGCGACCAATGGCGAGACAAATGGTGCAAGGCGCGGCTTTGACTGATCAATGTCAAAGTGGATTTCTTCGGACTCTTCCGTCTGGATCGAGCCAAAAAAGGTGTCCAGCAAAAAGGAGGCTGGTCGCTCCAGATGCTCAACGGTGCGGTTCAGCACAAATGTAGAAAAAATATCAACCATGATTATACCTCCTGATTTTTGCGTAGAAAGATGGTGCTTGGCCCATCGCTGCGGAGACTGTTCCAGAGGCTCGTTGCGTCATGGCCAGCACCGTAGGTCAGTGCATTGCTGTTAAATTCGCCTGAGTGATAGACAACCGCCTCGGCATCACCCGATGTCGTGTCAATTGGCTCAGCCAGAATGGCGGCAGGCTTTTGTGATCCATCGGTTGCACTGGCGTCACTCAGCACATAAAGGCCGGATGCCGTGATACGGCCCAAGACAGCGCCGCGTGGATAGGCTGCACCACCTGTGATGGTTTCAATGCGTTGGACCGTAGGAAACTCACCTGCAACCAGGTTATCCGGGGTATAGCCACCTTGGTCGGTAAAGCCTCCGGCATGATTAGAATATGCGTTCATATCGATTTCTCCTTATCGTTAGTAAGTTGCCAGACGCTTGGCGACAGCTTCCTCGCTGTCATCCTCGGCCTCGGGTGACGGGGTGATTTCAGGGTTGGGCGTTGCCTCCATCGCTGCACTAAAGCCCGACACATCATCGCGTGTGGGCGTTTCAAGTGGCGCTTTGGATAAAACCGATACAGCAGCTTCCACCTCCATATCGGTTTCAAAGGCCAGATGCTGTGCCAGCAATGTGCGTGCATTGGCCTCATCATGAGAGAGAATGCCTTGCACACGGCTGCGCTCGGTTGCGACACCTTGTTTGACCGCATCTTGTTCAAGACTGGCCGTTAAATCGGGATAAGCCTCCCGCAGGCTTTGGATATCATCCATGCTTTTCTCCTGTTGGTTTGGATTGATAGAATGCGGGGAAGGCTCTGAGACCGGATTGCCGCTGATTTCACTGAGGAGCTTTTCAAAAGAGCCGATACGGTCGGCCAGACCTTGCTTTACAGCAGCATCCCCAATGAACACATCGCCACTGCCGTAATGGTTTTGCACATGGCTGGAGGCCACGCCGCGATACTTGGCTACCGCATCCACAAACACATCTGCCATCGCATCAATGCGCTTTTGCAAACGGGCGCGACCATCATCCGTATCCGGATCAAGCCGCTTATAAGGGCTTTGTGATGACACGACTTCCACCGCATCTTCACCCTTATTGCCGCGATAAACACCGACCACGCCAATGGAGCCTAGAGCACTTGTTTTTGAAACCACGATCTCGTCAGCTGCGGCTGCAATCCAGTAGGCACCGGAGGCCGCATCGCCAGAGGCATAGGCGACAATGGGCTTAACCCCGCGTGCCTCATGGATCATGTCAGCAAATTCGGCGCAGCCATTCACTTCACCGCCCGGTGAATCGATGTTTAAGACAATGGCTTTCACATCGGGGTTCTCGACCGCTTGCGTGAAATCCTTGGCCAGCAATTCATAAGAAGATGCGCCGCTCACCTGCGTAAACAGGTTGGCATAACGAAAAAGCGGTCCAACCACTGGCAGGACCGCTATTCCATCTCGTATCTCAAGGCGATAACTGTTTTGCAGCTCTCGCCCCAGCTTGGCTGCGACCGCTTCAGGCGGTGCGTTTTGCCTTGCGGCAATATCCAAAATTGTTGTCAGCGCCGATGATGTGATTGCCCAAGGCTCATCAGCGGCTTTATTCCATACTCTCATCTTTATCATCCTGTTTTAATGTTGCGGCCATGGCCGGGGTGCTCAGACCAAGCTCTTTCATCTTGGCTTGTTCACGCGCACGCTGTTCCAATACTTCTTCCCAGTCCAAGCCTTGTGAGGCACATTCTTCTTCCAAAGTGGAGAGGCCATTTTCCATGCGGATGCGTGAGGCTTCAGCTTCTTTGACCGGATCAATCCAACCGCGACCGGGGCCAATCCATTTAGAGCGCGTCCATGCGGCGCGGTTTTGATAAAAGCCGGGAGCCTCAATCAAGCCTTTGCCAATCGCTTCTTCCAGCCACAATTCATAAACCGGGCGTGCCCAGTAGGTTGCAAGCCATTGCCTGCGTCCCATGAAAAAACGCCATGCTTCCATAAGCGCGGCTCGCGCACTGGAATAGTTGGTTTTGGAAAAGTCCTTCATCAGCAATTCAAACGGAATGTTTAAGCCCGTTCCGATATGCCGCAGTACATTTTCAACAAACTGACCGTATCCGCTATTGGGGCGGCTTGGCGTGAAAGGTGAGACCTTATCGCCGGGAAAGACCGGGATAATGGCACCTCCTTGCAAACGGACTTTCCATTCATTGCGGGCAGCGATGTAATCATCCACGCTGCCGCCAAACATTTCACCGATGGCCTCACTATCAAGCGGAGTTTCAATGAATGCGGCGATCATGGCATTGACCACAGCCGCTTGCAGTTCGCTACGCTCATAATGATCAAGCATCTTGAACAACGGCATGATGCTGGTCAGGAGCGGTTTACCTCGGCTTTGCCCACTGCGTTCCAGATCGGCGATGTGCAGCACACGGCGGCGACCGAATGGTGTTTCCACCGGGATGCGTTGCCAATCTTTTTCTGATCCTGCTGATAACAAATAATCACCGGGATGGTTTTTTCTGATCCAGTAGGCTTTGGCGGCCCCATAGCCATCAATCTCAATACCGCCGCGCAGCCATTTGGAATCAAGTTTGCCGTCAGGGTTACTGAGGCGATCTGGCTCCACCAACTGCAGCACTGTTGAAAATCGACGCTCTTTCAGCCAAAGCGGCAAAGCCAAGGCTTCACCATTGAGCATGGAGGAGCGGAATACCTGCGATGTTAATCCAGCAAAAGTCAGGGACTTTGCCGCATCACATTCCGTGGTTTCGGCCCAGCTGCGCCATAATGATTCCACATGGCGTGACCATTCATCAGCCCACGCTTTATCCTTTCCCAATGACTTATAATCTGGCTGTGCTGCCAATCGCAGCCCAGTGCCGACAACATTATCCGTCAGGGTCTGAAACGCACCAGAGGCCACGCCGTGATTGCGAACAAGGTCGCGTGAGCGTGATACCAAGGTGCCAAGTTCTGGTATTAAATCACTATCGGCAGATCCAGCAGGTGGCAGCCATGATGCCAGCTCTCTGGCAGACAGGGATGCTGCCCGATGCGCTGTATCTGGCTGACCATTGCTTTTTGTCATGTTTAAAACTCCACATAAATTGCCTTGCGACCGGAACCTCCCTGTTTGCGCCTGATTTCCAGCTTCAAATGGGCAATGTATTTTTCCAACTTGGGTGCATCTGCTGCCTGATAAGTGACAGCGCCATACCCGCCGATATTGACCGAAACTTCTTTGCCGCCTGTCATCAACAGGTGATAGGCGTTTTCGGCTTCGCATAAGCGGCTTTGTAATGTGGCCAAATCTGTCATTACGGTTCCTTACAAATACGGATCATCAGCCATCTGAACGGGGCGCTGTTTCAAGCGCTCGTTCAAAGACGTTGGTTCCTTTGTTTCTGTTGGTTGGGCTTGAATCTGCGCCGTTGGCACAGGTTTGCCCAAGGCTTCCTCTAGCTGTAGCCAATGGCGCTCTGAAAAACGATCCAATCCATAAATACTGGCGGCGGCGCGGGCATACACCCGGCAATCCAGCGCCTCATTATTGCGGGTGGGGTCTTTCTCCCACACAGCGCGGGGATAACCGCGATGCACCCGGATAATGCGTTTCTCAGCCGTCAGCTGTTTGAAATATTCTTCCGCATATTGCGGAAAGTGACAGCTTCCTGCCGGATATGGCATGCCGTCTTTCAATTCAGTCTCTGATGGCCAGTCCAGTTTCAGCCAACGGTAAAGTTCAACCTTGGCTACCGGACCGGAAACATTCCACACCCTAAGACCGCGCCTGCGACCGCCAACATCAGCTTTAGATACGCTCAAAATAAGCGCTGTATCTCGATCTTGGCCTTTAATCGCTACAACAGTGCGCGGCTGGCTGGCTCTGGCACCACCAGCACCCCAAACAGCTTGGGGATGACCTTTAGCCCATGCATAAACGTCCTGTGTCGCGTAACCAGAATCCACCGCCATCACGCGGATGGGCATGGTGTGTCCGGTTTCATGCGGCCAGTCCCGGCGCAAGACATCTTCCAGCTTTTGCCACACATCGCGGCGGGCGGTATCGCCATCCAGCACGATATAATCGACAGACCAGCTTTGTTTATCGCGGCCCCATGCCACCACCTCACATTCAAGGCGGTCCTTTTGAACATCCACACCAGCGGTTAGAAATAACCCTGTTTTAGGCACAACACCTTGCGCGTAAGTTTCCCGCCGCGCATAAAGTCGCTCCCAGTCTGGCGCTTCATGTTCTTCTTCAAACGGCTCACCCAACACTGTATTGACGAAACTTTTCATCAACTCCGGATGTTCCTTGGCTTGCTCAAACATGGCCGCTGCATCGGACCAGCTGAACCAGCCGACCGGGCTGTAAAGCGACGACAGGTGATAACCGACCGTCTGCCCATCGCCTTTGGCTGTTGCCCTCCACTGACCTTTGGCAAGCATCTCTGTTTTGTGATGCTCTGCGATCAGTTCTTCGCAAGATTCACATTCATACGTCACATCCGAAGACTTGCCTTCAGCCCAGCGGAGCTGTGAAAACCTTAATGGCTGCTCATGCCCGCAATGAGGGCAAGGAACATGGAAATAACGTTGATCTGAGTTGTCAAATTCCCGGGCAATGCGCGATAATCCTTTCAATGTTGGTGTACTCACAAGAAAAACTTTACGTCGCCCCTGAAATGTGGCGCTTCGGCGCTCTGCCAGCAAAATTGGATCGCCTTCACCCTCGACGTCGCCGGGATAGCCATCCACTTCATCCATAAACAGATACCGCGCAGGCATAGACCGCAGTCCCACAGCCGAATTCGCGCCTGTCATAACCAGAACACCGCCCGGAAACTCTTTTGACAATACAGTGTTGCCGGAATCTCTTGAGCGTGCAGGTTTCACCCGCGCTTTTAATTCCTTGGAATCTTCCAAAAGCGGGTCAATCCGCTGTTTAGAGTTCCGTTTGGCCATTTCCACGGTCGGCGCAACAGCCATCATCGGGCCGGGTGCCATGTGGATGACGTAGCCAATCCAGTTATTGCCAGCCTCTGTCCCGCCGATCTGTGCACCTTTCATGAAGACAACCCGTTGCGCCCGTTTATGGGGCGAGAGCTGATCCATGATTTCGCGCAAATATGGTGTGCGTTCTGTTCGCCAGCGACCGGGTTCGGCAGCAGCCTTGGGAGAGAGAAAGCGATATTCATCCGACCATTCAGAAATGGTCATAAAGGCATCGGGCTTTAATCCTTCAAACCAAGCCTGTTCAAGTGTTTGCGATCCATCGTACAAAGTGCCGTCATATCCATTATTGTTTGAAGTTTGCTTTGATACCTCCAAGTTCTTCCAAGTGTTCACGGACATAACGCTCCAACGTCACATGTAATTGGTGGGCATCGGTCTCGAGTTCTGCTGCCATCTGGCTTGAAATCCTTGCAGGCCATGTTTGCCACGCATCGCGTTCCTGACGCGCAAGCCGAAACACATGAGCAATGGCTTCATTGCGGTCGATAAGCTCACCCTTTAATTGCTTGAGGCGCACCCGGTTGGTTTGCGCCTTTAAAACCTCATTGGCGGTTTTGGCCTGCATGTAGGTCGTGCCACCCGATGAAAACGGGGTACCGCTTTCCTTTAAGGTTTCTTCAACGGCTTCCACCGCAGCCGCAGGCACTGGTTTAGTCTTTACAGGCCGCTTTGTTTGCGGTTTGGCCGTATTGGATGACCATTCCCGATCAGCGCGTTCCACATCAATAGTGCCATCAGGCTCAGCGGTAATGCGGCCTTGTTTTAGCGCCTTTCTGACGGCGGTGTCGCTGACGCCGCGCTGTCTTGCATATTCTCGGATCGATACGCCCATATTCTTTGATTAATCCCTTGAATTGACTTGATAATCCTTGGTTTCCAAGCGTTCATGAACACGTCAACAAGCAAAGGAGCAACCATGACAAACCACATAAAACACACCCAAAAAGACCAAATACTGGCGCAGATCGCCAAAGACGAGCTGCACCTTGAAACCCTTGATACCCGCAAGAGCGATAGCCTCGATTTTCACGACTGCGCGGTCTGGTCCATCAAGGCCGCATTAGAAGCCGCTTATGAAGCGGGCCAACAATCTACCGCCAAAGGAGGTAAGTAATGAGTAAGACCACCAAACAAGCCCAGATCATAGACACACTCAGCACCAAGGAAGGAGCCAGCATCGATGAGATGATGAAACTGACGGGCTGGCAAAAACACACGGTGCGCGGCGTTTTATCCCGAGTCATCAAAAAGCTCGAAGGCTTTGAACTGAGCTCAGAAAAACAGGATGCCGACCGCCGTTATTACCTCAAACCAACCGAGAAAAAGGAGACCCAAGCATGAGCACCCAAAACCCCGTGATCAATAACGCCATCCAAGCCAACATGAACGCCATGCGTGATATGCTGGAAAAAGCTGCCACCCTCGCACAAGAGGGCTGCGGTTACATGGATGACGGCAATCGTAACGCTGCCATCGGCTCCATCATTGATCTTGATCGGCTGCTTGGCGATGCCAAAGCCTTACACGAAGCTTCACTCGCCCTCCACAGGCAGTGAGGCTTCGGCCTTACCGCCAAGACGATCTTTTTCAACAGCCTTAAATTCCTGATCGGTACCAGATAGCGTTGCCTGTAATCCGGTCATCTCCTGCCAGCGGCGCACAATCACATCCACATATTTGGGATCAAGCTCAATCAATCGCGCCTGTCTCCCGGTATGTTCCGCTGCAATCAGTGTTGAGCCAGATCCACCAAAGGGATCAAGCACAATGTCCAGAGTCTTGCTGGAGTTTTTAATCCCGCGCACCACCAGATCAACAGGCTTCATAGTCGGGTGCAGGTCGTTCTTCTGCGGTTTGTTATAAAACCAGACATCACCCTGATCACGCGCACCGCACCAGTAGCGATCATTGCCATCTTTCCAGCCATAAAGGATGGGCTCATATTGGCGCTGATAATCAGAGCGGCCAAGGGTGAAGGTGTTCTTCGCCCAGATGATAAAGGTTGACCATTTGCCACCCGCATTGCGGAAAGCACTTTGCAGAGTATCCAGCTCGCTGGAACTCATGCAGATGTAAAGAGCACCCTTGGTATAAGCCAACATATTTTTGCAGGCTGCGGTTAAAAATGCTTCAAAGTCATCGCCCAGATTATCATTCATAATCTTGCGTCCGGCTTTGGCTCCACCTTTGGAACGCAGCTTATCTTTGGCCGTGTCGCCGTAATTCACATTGTAGGGTGGATCGGTAAAGACCATATCGGCCAGTTCCCCATCCATCAGTTTTTTCATGTCGGCTTCGCTTGTGGAGTCGCCGCAGAGCAAACGGTGCTCACCCATAATCCAGACATCGCCTGTACGGCTGACAGGGTTTTCCTGTACTTCTGGAATGTTTTCATCAAGTGCGGCTGCTTCATCGTCATCCAGTGATGTCAATAAATCATCCAACTCCACATCGTCAAAGCCCAGCAGATCAAGATCGAAATCCTCATCCGCAAGATTTTGTAATTCTAATCGCAATAATTCTTCATCCCATCCGGCATTCTCGGCGATTTTGTTATCGGCAATCACCAATGCGCGGCGCTGGTTTTCTGTCAGGTGATCCAGCTTAATTGTCGGAACCGTTTTTAGTCCCAATTTCTTAGCCGCCATCACACGACCATGGCCTGCGATAATGATGTTATCGCCACCAACCAGAACAGGATTCACAAATCCAAATTCAGCAATCGAGCCTGCAATCTGCGCCACTTGCGTTTCACTGTGTGTGCGGGCGTTGCGGGCATAGGGAACCAGCTGCTCCAGCTCAATTTGCTGAATATTCAAATCCATTGTTAAACCTTTTCATGTGTTAGTGACGTGCGAACCCGGGTGCGAACTGCGAACCTCTTTTGCTGCCCTGACGCTAGCGAAATACTGCGCCCAGCCCGCCCGCATACGTTCCAGCCACAGGAAGGACCCGTGGCTCGGAATACGTGAAATTTGGGAGGGGGAAATAGAGCGGCTGTGCGTTGGGTGCATGTCTGCCGATTATGCCTTTCAGGATAGCGAAAAATGTTGCAAGTGTCGAATACTAATGTGTTGCAACAGCTTACTTCTGTCCTGCATTCAAACGCGCAGCAATTTTAGCCAGCGCGATACTCCATTTACGCCATGCTGTGCTGCGGTCACAGCCAAGCTCCCAGCAGATCGTTTTCCACGGCTTACGTGCAGCGCGGTGCCAGATCAGTTTGCGCTCGTTAACCTCCACCCAAATGGCCCAGCGCAAGGTTTGTTCCATGCGTGTGATCTGATCAGGGGTAGCACGAAGGCGCAGTGGCATCGGCTCACTCGCATCGATTTCCTCCTGCGTTCTGATAACATCAGGCCATGAGTTGAAATAGCCTTGCACGCGAACGGCGGGTAATCTGTTCAGCGTTGTAATTGCTTCTTCAAATTGATTAGCCACGTCTTTTTCTGTCCAGTTTTGATCCATACGAACCTCCTTAGTTATTATTGATTTCATTTAAAATTCCTGCATATCCTGCGACATCAACCATGCTGTCATGATGCTTGGAATTGCTGTTTAGTCGAGCTAACTTCAGCTCAATCAGGCAGAGAACGACCTGTGCGGCGCTCACCTCTGTGCCTAATGTCAATGACCAGCGTTTGGCCACGTTTTCAAATAGCGGCTGCGGCGATCCATAGCTTTCACCACGATCTGCCAGCGTGCGTGTGGCTTCCTCCAAAAGTCGATTGGCATGTCTCATGACTGGCCTCCCATCATCTGTTCACGAGCAAAATGCAGGAGAGCCAGCGCATCAGCTTCATTGTCATCTTCGGGCTGGTGGCCAAGGGCTTTGACGGCAGCGATAACAGCCTGTTTGCCCGCATTGCCTTTGCCTGTGATGAACTTCTTGATCGTGCCGACAGGAACGCCTTCGTAAGGGATGCTGTGCTCCTCACACCATGCGGTAAGTGATGCCAGAAAGCCGCCGTAAGCATGGGCAGCGTCGACACCGAGATGCCTGCGGACTTCTTCGAAATAGACCGCGCTGATCTCACCAGACACATCGCGGGTTTCATTCAGCCAGCGTTCAAAGCGCAGATAACGCATGCCACCACCCTCAAAGCGACGGGGACGAAAATGTGCTGTGCCGCTCATGATGCGTCCATGTTTGTTTGAGAGCGCCCACCCTGTGGCTGTGCCCAGATCGAGACTGAGCAAAATGGGTTGGTTGGTTTTTTCCATGGAGACCTCCTGTTTGGTTGTTGAGAAAGATGAAATGAGCACACACAAAACCCTCGACCGGGGAGAGTTGCCCCCATAGGGGCACTCTCTCCCGTAGGGAGAGGGAGTCTTTTTCCTAAACACTTCCAAACTGGCTAAGCCTTGAAATAAAAGGCTTTCCCGCCAGTTTGGGCAGTTTGGAACGAAACTGGATGACCAAAACTGGAATCTGGGCCGAAACTGCGCTGAAACCGTTGATATGGCTGGCGTTTTCCAGTTTGGGCAGACTTGCTGCAGTTTCAGATTGGGCCGAAACTGCTCCAGTTTGGGAGCGTGACAGACCATTTTTCCCGGCTGGGAAAATTGGTTTTTGCGGGTGTTTTGGGGCTGGTTTGTCATGCCTGATCCTCCTCGTCATAAATCCACACACGAGGGTTCTCGACAGGCAGAACGGCTGCTGTTTGGCGGCATTTGTAATGAGTTGGATAGACCGCTTGCAGCTTGGCAGAGACTTCGCCTGTGTGCGGGTCAACCATCTCTTCACCAGTGCCAAGATGCATATCTTCAACGCACAAAAAGCCGTATTTGGTACGAGAGGGACTGCTCAGACCGTAATTGTCTGCATCCTTGAAAAACTTGACGTAGCCCTTTGTGGAGAGCACATCCAAGCGACCACGAATGGTGTCTTTGCCGCCAAGCCCGGCGCGGTTTTCAAACGCCTGACAAAACTGGTTCATCGTGTAGACACGACCAGCGCGGGATTCTGCATAGATGATTTCAAGGATGACATCGCGCTTGCGACGGCGCTCCGCATCCAGCTTCTGGCCATAGTCGCGATTGACCAAACGATCCGAGCTGTATTCCATCTCTTGCCACGCACCATCGACCTTATCGATCACTTTGGAGCGCAGGCGTGGGCCGTTTCGCAGTTCAAAAATCAGCTGACGATAAGACTGGTTTTCATCCGGCTGGAACATGATCAGCCCGGTCGTGTAATAGCCTCGCAAGCTGCTCGCACCGGAGAGTGCCTGAAACGGATCTTCTTCCAGCTGCTTCTTTTGGATTTTGCGTGTGTGGTGGGCAAGGATGATCCCGGCGTCAGAATTAACGGCATCACGCAAAGCATCGAGCCGTTGCTGCAAGAAAAATAGCATGGCGGCATTATCATTTTCACCTGCATCACCTTCGCCGCCGTCAAACACATTACGCAGCGGATCAACAACGATAATATCAACGCCTAGATCGCTAAAATGGCTACGAATAGATTCACAGGTGGCGGCCACGCCATGATCATTGAGCAGCATCTTAAATTGCGGCGTGACAACCAGATTTTTACGAACCAATGGCAACAAGTTTTTATCAAACGCCATGTTTTGTAGGCGCTCGCGTAAATAGTGGTAGCCAATCTCTGCCTGCAGATAAAATATCCGCAAAGGGCGTGGTGGCTTCATGCCAAGGAAGGGAACGCCCGCCGCCATATGGGCCAGCAACGAGAGCAGAAAATCACTCTTGCCGACCTTGGGCGCACCGCCGAAGACCATCAGCCCACCCGGCGTTAACACACGCGGCAGGATCAGATCTTCCGGCATGGGCGATGTGTCATCGAGAAAATGCCCAACCGTGAAGGCAGGCACAGCGGTGACAGCGGCTTTTTCGGTTTTGATGCACTCAGCAATAAAGGCACGTATGTCCAAGCCCTCAGACACAGCATCGGCTGCGTCCCATTTTTCGGGCTTATCATTTGGTACATCCAGAACGGTGAGTGAGGCAGCAATACCTTGCGAGCCAAGATATGTGCTGACGGCCTCGGCATAAGCGCGACCAGCCTCATCATGATCCGGCCAGATCAGCAGGTGCTTGTCTTTAAGCGGTGACCAGTCTGTTTTTTCCGGTGGGGCTTTCGCGCCATTCATCGCTGTTGTAGCGGTGATGCCAAGGGTCATCAAAGCTTCAGCAGCTTTCTCGCCTTCGACCAGCACCACATGCTGGTTTTCCTTGAGACCCGGCTGGTTAAAAAGCGGTCTTGGTGTGGGAGCGCGGTGCTTTTTTGCCAGCACATCCCATGGCCTGAATTCCTTGCCATCGGCTGTATCATAGCGATAGACGCAGGCAATCAGTTTGCCATCACCGTCCAGATAGTCCCATTTGGCTGTATGTGGGCCAAGCTCATCCTCGGGGATATGTTTAGCAGATTTATTTTGAGGAATAGGCATCGGCGCAGGTGAAGCCAGTCCAAGCCATTCACTGGCTGAGCTGACCACTTGCGGGAATTGATGTTTGGTATCCAGATTGTGACAAGCAGCCCACAGATCAAAGATGTCACCGCCTTCGCCCGTGGCAAAATCATGCCACATGCCAGCCTTGCCGCTATTCAGCTCAATCTTGAGGCTGTCACCCTTACTGCCTTGAATATCACCGATCTCATACACGCCGCGTTTGATGCGGCCTGCAGGCAGCAAGTAAGACAAGACTTGATCCAGCCGTCCAATCAGTTGCTGACGGATATCATCCGTTGGAACAGTAGCGTCTTTAAATTCCGGATATTGGCTTGGCGCATCGTTGAAGTCGGACCAGCTTACTGTCATGCAGGCACCTCCCAGCATCGATTGCGGTAGGCACAGAAACGACATTCAAAATGTTCAGGATCAGCGGTATGGCGCGGCAATAATTCACCAGCCTCGGCTGCTTTTAAGATGGTCACCGCACCATCACTGACCTTTTGAGCAAGGCTGGCATCAAAAGGCACAAGCTCAAAATGCAGCTCTGCCGTATCTTTATTAATGGCCGTGAATAGTGCCGGGTTTTTACTGATGCCCGGCACACTGCCTTCCATATAGGCTTGGTAGGTGGCCATCTGCGCGGCATAGACAGGCTTTGATTTAGCAACGCCGCGTTTGACGGTGTCTTTCCATGACTTGGCATTCAGCGACTTGCACTCCCAAAGCATCGGGAATGTCAGGCCCAGTGCTTCGGGTGCGCCATTAATAATGCCGTCGACATGACCACGGATGCGGCCATCGGCGACAGAAAAACCAAACTGATAGCCATTCGGTTTTTCAGTGAAAAGTTCAAACCCGGCAAGGCGTAGCCAGCGAATAGCCAGATCTTCAAATACATGTCCTGCGGCAAATATCCGTAAAGTCTGACCGGAAAAGCCTTCGTCTTTAGGCGTGTTGGTATATTCGTACTGTAATTTGCGGCTGCAGTTTTCCCCGAGGCGGGAAGCCCCCAGATAATCGCGTTCTGGCTGGGCTTTATGTTCCGCGCACAATGCCTGATCAATCAATTCAGACACACGCTCGGTAAAACTGGGCCTGTGGTTAAAATCAAGCATCTAAAACGGAATCTCCTCCGAGCTTTTGGAAAGCTCGTCCATGTAGGCCGTCACAACGACTTCAATCAGCGTCAGGACTTGCTCACGGGTTAAATCTTGGAAGGCTTTGTCGGTGCCAATCTCGGCGACATATTCGCCAAGGGGACGCAGAGCCTTATTCATGCAATCACGTTCAAAATCGGTAGGATCAATCATGCGGCGATCCTCCCGTTTTCAATGACCTGACGGATGGCCGTGTTGTTAAACCGCATGGTCATCAGCGCGGATGCCTTGTAACGGGTCAGGCTGTAATCATTGCGGTATTCAGGAGGAAGATGACGCAGCTGTTTTTCGGTGGCAGGCTGGTGCAACCAGTTCTTGGTTTTGTGAGCAGCGCTTTCGGTTTCAAACAGGTTAATCCAGTCATCGGCAGCGGCGAAGCACACAATACGTTCACCCGCAGCCAAGAGCTTAACCGCATGGTTTTTGCGACCACCAACGGCGTACCATTCGCCATCGCGGTAAAAGACGCCGCCCCAAGCCTCAAAGCCGGTTGCAATGAAATACTGATCATCACCACGCAAATCGCACCAAAGGAAGCTGGAGCGTTTGAGAATGTCGATCTCCGTCATGTGGAAATCGGCGGTCTGCGTGGTGTCAGCCTCTGGCTGTCCTTCCCAGATATAGCCACATAGCGGACATTCCTTACTGGCGAGCGGCACATCAGCGCCGCATTCCGGGCAGTCTTTATAGGGCGCATCACCTTCAATAAACTGATCATCCAGCTGGACTTCCTGTTCCAGCGAGCCATGCATCAGTGTCGATGTGCCGAAGTCCAGCACAACGCAGTCTTTTTTAATGATGCCGGGGAACTCAGCCGGGTCGACTGTTCGCAACCCACGCCCAATCATCTGGATCATTGTGGATTTGTAGGAACTTGGTCGCAGTAAAACGATGCAGGATGTTGGCGGGTGATCCCAGCCTTCAGTCAGTACCGCGACATTCACGATGACTTGCAGATCGCCTTTGCCGTAAGCTGCCAAGGTATCAGCGCGATCTGTTTCACTCATATCACCCCAGATCATGCCTGTGGCAATGCCTGCACTGATAAAGCTGGCCATGACATCTCGCGCATGCTCGACGGTTGAGCAAAATACGACGGTTTGACGGTCTCCGGCTTTTTCCTTCCAGTGCTGAACCACCGCATCATTGATCGGGCGGGTGTTCATGATGTCGGCAACCGCGCCCATATCATAATCAAGGGCAGTTTTACGGACTTTACTCAGCTCTTCCTGAACACCGACATTCATGACAAAGGTGCGCGGCGGCACAAGGTGACCGGAAGCGATCAGCTCTTTGACCGTGATCTGGTCCGACACGTTGGAGAATATCGGGCGCAGACCTTTTTTATCACCACGGTTCGGCGTGGCGGTCATGCCCAGAAGCTTCATGTTTGGATTGATGTTTTGAGCGTGCTCAATCACCCGCATATAGCTGTCGGCTCTGGCATGATGGGCTTCATCAATCACCAACGCATCCAGCGATGGCAATGAGCGCAGATTGCTCTCCCGCGAGAGGGTTTGCACCATGGCAAAGGCCACTTGGCCATCCCAACTTTTCTCATTCGCATTAAAAATACTGGTGGAAATGGATGGGTTTACGCGCTTGAACTTGCCTTCATTTTGAAAGGTCAGCTCATCACGGTGAGCAAGCACGCAGGCACGCTCAATATCGCGGTCAAACATGCGTCCCAGCACTGCTGATAGCATGATCGTCTTGCCTGCACCTGTTGGTGCGACCGCTAGCGTGTTGCCGTGGGTGTAAAGCGCATCAACAGTCTTGGAGACGAGCTCCTTTTGTCTTGGTCTGAGTAACATGCCGCCCCCTTATCATTGCGCCCATGACGGCAGGTTGCTGGCAGAACTCGCAGATGCGGACTGATCACTATTGGACTGAGGCGCAGAAGCCGCACCGGATACAGCGCCCATGAGAGAGGCGTATTCCTTGTTGTCCGGTGTGATAGCCAGTTTGATGACGTTCTTGTCGTCACCGTTTTGATCTTTCTCAATATCAATCCGAGCTACAAACTCGACGCCATCCAGATCACCAAGGCCGTTGATACGGCGAGCATTCTGGGCGGCTGGCGAATTATCCTTGTTGGACACGCCGCGAGAGGAGTTCAATATCCCTTTGATAAAGGCGCGGCCAATATTAGCCCAGTCCGGTCCTTTGGCACTATAAAGCCCGATCAGGCTCCAGATTTTGCGGCGGGCATATTTGCCTTCCAGCACCACAAATTCACAGTTCAAATAGACGGCACCTGTGGTATTGCTGCGCGTGGCCCAGCCACCCGTCCAGCCTTGTGATGCATCATCATGGCCACCGGGCTTAATGGTCATACGGACCTTAGCCAGCGTTCCTTTGGGGATGACATCAAATCCGCTTTGATCATCTGCACTATTAAAATCGTTCCAACTCATTCTTGGTCTCCTTGTGTTTCGTTGTTGTGTTGGGAATCAGGGGTGCTGCTGGCAGGCGCGTCCTGTTCAATTGAGAACGTGAGGCGTTCGGCAGCAGGCTTGGCTTTGCCTGCAATCTTCTGCATGAGGCGGCCAAGATGTGGTTCTTCCATCAGATCAAGACGACCGGAGCGATCCTTGGCTGGATATCCGGCATCATTGATGGTGTGGCAGATAAAGGCGCGGAATGACTTGCCATCGGGGCTTGTCATCTCGGTCATGGTGATGACCTGATCGACAATGCCGGGAAGCTCTAATGCGGTTTTGCTGCCTTCAATTTGCGGCTGGAAGAAACGGCGATTAAAATCGTCGATCTTTTCGTCCAAGATGCCGACAAACCAGATATTCTTGCCGCGTGTGTGTTGTAGATGCGTAAGCCACGCGATCATTTCCTGACCATGCAGGCCGTAAGCACCACGTGTGTCGGGTTTGCCTGTTTTGTCAGAAAATGCCTGTGGTTGGCCCTTGCACCAGTTGAAACACAAGCGTCCCGCAACGGTGATACTGTCGATGAAGATCGTGTCGTATTTATCTAGCGCTCCGGCATCACCATACTTGGCCGTGACGGCATCATAATGGGCTTGGCTGTAAGGCTGCTCATCACGCAAAGCCGGGTTTGGACCGCCAATAAAGGCTGCAATATCACGGCAGTCCTGCCATGTGCGCGGACGGATGGTATCGCCTTGCCAACCTTCGATAGCCAGATCGCCAGCCTCAAGATCAAAGAACAGTGTCTTTTCAGCGGGAAGCGTCCAGAGCAGTGATGTTTTGCCGATACCGCTTTTACCGAAGATGCACCCTTTAATGCCCTTGGTTTCTTTCAAGCGTTCATCGGCTGAGATGATAGGAAGGCTCATTGGGCACCTCCTTTGCGGGAGAGTGCGTCCACAATGTTTTCAGCGCCTAATGCGCCTTTGGAACGTGCTTCCGTATAAAGCTCACGGATGGCAGACAAGCGCTTGTAAATGGCGCTTTGTTCTTTATCCAAAGCCTGTGCGGCAAAGGCCAGATCATCCAGAGTTGCCTCATGGATTGGTTTGGTGGTGTCTTCTTCTATGGCACCAAGCTCTGGAATTTGAATAAATGCCGGAACATGTTTGGCGTAGTAGCTGTCTTTAATCAGCTTTTGTAACGATGGTTTAAACATGAAACCTCCTTGATTTCGTGGGTTAAAATTTGCTCTTTGGTCGTGTCGTTTCGGCTGCCGGGTTCTGACGCCGCCCAAAGAGCAAAGCGGTCGCGGTATTTCCTGATTCAGGTCTTGTATTTCCGCGAGAACCCGGCATGTTTTCTTGCCTTCAAGGAGTTACTTACCGAGAGGGCTCAAAAACTGTCGGCGGCTCAGTGCAGATATTCCGCAAAGCCACGCTCCTTCAGCGATCCGCGCAGTTCGGACAGCGTCCCGTAGAGGGTTGAGCGTGGAGTTTTGGTTTTGCGTGAGATTTCACTGATGCTGAGCGTTCGCAGATCGACCAGCAGCAACACCAGATGTGGCGGCATCTGCTGGACTGCTTGTTCTAGGTCGATTTGAAGATCGCGGCTGGTCAGATCTTCGGTTGCAGGATCAGGCAAAGCGTTGTCTTCGCCGTCCTTGTCCTCAAGCCATGCATCAAGTGAAAAATCACTGATGCCTGAGCCACGTTTTTGTGCGCGGGCTGCTTCAATCAGGCTGGCACATTTGTGGTTGAGGATGCGGTCAACAAAGGTCGACCATTTTGCTTTTTCGGGATCATAAGCCTGCTTGCGGGATAGATAATCCAGCATTAGCTCTTGCTCGAGGTCCTCGACTTCTACGCCATGAATGGCAGAGTGCCGCATCAGGCTGCGTGCGTGATAACGGACTTGGTTTACGACATAAGGATGGATTCCTTCATAGTTGTTTTTGCTCATGGTTTTCGTCTCCAGTTGCGGTTAGCCGCCACGCGGGCGGGTCAACTGGGACTGGCGAAAACTCACTGAAGGCCCTGAAAATCGGTGCGTTACTCAGGGCACAAAAACGAAAAAAGCCCCGACATGCGGGGCTTTGGTGGGTGCAATTTTTTTTGAAAAAAATTTCAAGGTGTTCGGTGAAATTTCACCGAAGGGAGATTAGGCAAATCCAAAATGCTTTAATTGCTCATCCCAAATATCAGGAAATGGGGTTTGCATATCCTGTAAGCTCAACTGGCGCGGCTGAGTACCATCCAAGATGGCTTTTTTAATCTGTGGAGCGAGTTGATTGAGGCGCAGTATCCGCGACATATAAGAGGAATTAATCTGGCGTTGGCGCGACATATCATCAATGGATTTATAGCGTCCGGTATCAAGCAGGTTTTGCCAGTAATAGGCTTTGGCCAAGGCCGTTACGAGCGTTTCGTCTTGCTTGGGTGCTTCTTGTGGCGGGGTCATTTGATAGCCTTCGGGCAAAATAATCATTTTCTTACCACCGCATTTCTTGATCCGCATGGGTACTCGAATTGAGATGGTGTTGTTCGCCATCATTTTTACGCATTTATCCATGCTTGCTCCTCCAGTTTTTTGGTTGAAATGCCTTGCAGCCGTTTGTCTTGCTCATCCAACTCTCGGGCCAGACTATCCATGCCTGCAGCCCTGATACGGATGTCGACAAACTCATAATTCACGATGACTTTTTCTATCATTAGCTCAAGGATGCGCTGCTTTTCAGCTGGATAAAGCTCTTTCCAGATCGGGACAATGTCATTCAGGTTGCTGTAAACCTCATGCTCCGTGATGGTCTCATCCTCTTTTTGTGCTTCTCGCCACGTTTCCATGATCATCTCTGGTGCGGCAAATACGGCTTGGAGCTGATTTAATATCAATGCCTCCATTTCATTCGCGCTGACATTGCGAACCTTGCAATCCGGGTTGATGCCTTTGCGGTAATGCTCACAGGTGTAATAGCGATAAAGCCTGCCACCTTTTTTACGGGTGTGATTGGCTACCAATCCACATTCGCATTCGCCGCACTTCAAAAGCCCCATTAAAATGGCCTTGGTTTTCTTACGCGTGATGGCACCTCGGTTGATGGTGTTTTCTTTCATGACTGCGCGGACTTTATTCCACGTATCCATATCGATGATGGCTGGATGGCGGCCTTCGTAGATTTTATCTTTATGTTTGATCTTGCCGATATAGATGGGGTTTTGCAGAATTTTATAGAGACCGCCTTTATCCAGTGCCTTGCCACCGATAACGCGTCCGTTCTTTGTTGTACGCTTCTTGCTTAACACTCCCATGCGCGGCAGCATCTTGGCCATTTCCGTGGGTGACTTGGTCATCAAAAACAGATCAAATATTTTGCGGATGCCCTCAGCCTCATCAGGCTCGATCACAAGCTCACGGTTTTTCACCACATAGCCCATGGGCGTGACACCACCCATCCACATGCCTTTGCGTTTGGAGGCTGCCAATTTATCGCGGATGCGTTCGCCAATTACTTCACGCTCAAACTGGGCAAAGCTGAGTAGAATATTCAGCGTTAGACGACCCATTGATGTGGTGGTGTTGAATTGCTGGGTAACAGAGACAAAGGACACTTTGTGCTCATCGAACAGATCGATCAGTTTGGCAAAATCAGCCAAGGAGCGCGACAAGCGGTCAACCTTGTACACAACAACCGTATCAATCAGGCCGCTTTTGATATCGTCCATCAGACGCTTTAAGGCCGGGCGATCCATATTGCCGCCTGTAAAGCCGCCATCATCATATTCATCAGGAAGCTGGAACCAGCCTTCATGTTTTTGTGAGGCAATATAGGATTCACAAGCCTCGCGCTGAGCATCAAGGCTGTTGAATTCCATGTCCAAGCCTTCTTCAGTAGATTTGCGCGTATAAATCGCGCAGCGTTTTTTCGGTGTGGTTGTGCTCAATGTTTGCCTCCTTGTGCTTTGTTGTTTAATCCGAAGAAGGCAGGTCCTGACCAGCTGCTGCCCGTTATAGCCAGCGCAACTTTCGACAGGCTTTTGTATAAACAGCCTGCATATTCGTAGCCTTCTTCTAAAATGGTGACCTGATATTCGATGCCCTTATATTCCCGGACGAGTTTGGTGCCGGGGATGGGCCGCTGATATTGTGTTTTACGCTTCGATTTTGCTTTCTTGCCCGATCCGAATAAATCATTGGCCTGCTGTTCGATCCGGTTCTCAATCTGCGGATCAACGCCATATGCAAGCTCCTGCAGGCGGTAGGCAAGTCTGCGAACAATGTGGCTCTTATGTCCGCTGGGTGGTTCATCCTGATATACATCGCGCCATAATTCTTTTAGGTCTGATAACGGCATATTTGGAAGTGCGGCCACACGTGCAAGCAGTGTTTTATCCATCTGTTTCTCCTTGGTTTTTTGGTTCTTCGTCATGGGCATGAACGCTTGGAAAAACCCTGAAGTCCAATGAATTAGAGGGATGTGCTGCTTCTTTCTGACGGTTCAGACGGATCTTGCGGCGCAGGATGCCAAGTGCCAGCAAACGCGCAACTTCGGTGCGGCGATCTCGTTCATTTATAAGGTTTGGGGAAAGTGAAGACATGGGCGAACCTCCTTGAGAATTATTGCGTCGTTCAAGGAGTTACTTACTGAAATGACTTGAAAACTGTCGGTTCAGTCAATGCTGTGCATTGAATCAAATTAGGCTTGTGAAAATCATAAGCCTAATTTATATTAGGTCATTAGCCAAAATTGAAAGGATGCTATGGAGCAACTGACAAACGCACAGAATACGCTATTACAGGCCATTGAACGCCTGAAACGTGCCATGGGGATGTCACCCACGGTACAGGAGCTTGCTGTGGAATTGGGTGTAAAAGCGCCCAGTGTGTTTGAAGGGCTCAAGCGGCTGGAAGACAAAGGCTATATTCGCAGGCAGGCGCGAAAAGCGCGATCCATCGAAATCCTCCACGCACAAACACCGGATAAAACCAATCTGACGGCTGTTCCTGTTTTGGGAATGGTTGCAGCTGGCCAACCGATTCTTGCCGTTGAAAACAAGATTGGTCAGGTCATGGTCCCAAATAATGTTCTGCGCGGGAAGTGCTTTGCCCTCAAAGTGCAAGGCGACAGCATGATTGATGCTGATATTTTCGAGGGAGATTACGTTGTTGTGCGTCAGCAACCAATTGCTGAAAACAGCGATATTGTTGTGGCCATGGTCGGCGAAGAAGCCACTGTAAAGCGGCTGAGTATTGAAGGGGAGCATATTGAGCTGCGCCCTGAAAATCAGAAACTAAAACCCATCATCATAGGACAACAGGATGAACTTAAAATAATTGGGAAGGTCTTACACGTCTGCTCGGGTGTTGACACGGAGGCCCTCCTAGACGAACCCCCAAGGAGGATAACCAAATGAGCACTTATAATTTACGACGTTTTGCCCAACCTGATGTTTTGAAACACATCCAGCAAGATAATCTGATCACTTTTCTTAAGCGTTATGAAAGCTACCTGACCGGGCGCGGGTTCAGCTTTGAACTTAATGAAGATAATGAGCTGGATTTTGAAACACTGTGCCAAGTATTGATGAATCCATCCGAGGACATGGATATCGAGTTTGTTGAAGCCTTGTTCTTTATTCAGGAGATGTCCGATGATGAGCATTTTGAAGAGCTGAGCGAACAGGCCGAAGCCAACAATATTGATACGCATGAGGATTCAACTGCAGCCGATTTGGCCTTAGCTCTTTGGTTACATGACCCCGAGCTTTTAAAGCGCCCTCATGCAGAGGCAATGATTCTCAAACCAAAATCATTCATGTATTTTCAGTCGGATCAAAAGTCCCCGGATACATTTGCGCTTCCAAAGCCAGAGACCATGCGAACGCTGGAAGCGGATATGGATGCATGGTTTTTGAAAAACAAACGCGGGACTGGCTGTCGTATTTTGCCTGTCAGCGCAGAGGACGAAGACAAGACATACTTCCTGATCCGTCATGGCATGCCTTTCAAACGTGAGGGCAAGATTGAATCCGGACAATCCAAGACGATTTTTTATCGCCCGGAGTTTCATGACGTGATCGTCTATGACCGCGCCAATAATGAACTGGCCGTCTTTAACAAGTCCGGTGCCAAGAAAGAGCGCACTATGTATTTGGATTTATTCAGCCAGCATCTCTTCGGTCAGGCTGAATATTTTCCGGGCGCAGAAAAATATACATTACAGCCGCTGATCGATAACGGCGTTGATGCTTTGGCTTGTGCCGATATTGACGGACTGGAGGATGTAAAGCTGATAGAAATCCAGCACCAGTTTCTTGGGCCTTATAATGACAAGCAAACACTGCGCTCAAACGATATTTTCGCATCATTAGCCTCAAGAGATCGTGAATTTCCAAACTTTGGCAGATTGGTATCCGCTAGCTTTTCGGTGAAGTTTGAAAATGCTAAACGTCCACGCATGGTCAAGGTACGAACACCGAATGTGGCCAATTTTGACCGCAAGGAAGATTCTCACCTGATTGAAACTTGGCTGCGGAAGCGTGGCTTTGTGAATGAGCAGAAAGAGGAAGAAGACAGCACACAACCCGTAACGCATCAGGAGAGCCATGACGCCGTATCAATCGCCGCCATGGCGTAAACTCACCGAGCTTTCTGGTGGCAAGGGTGTAAAAGCCGAATGGCAAGAGTTTCCGGAAGAACTGCTTGCCATCACCAATGAGCAGGCATCCGCTATACCATGTAATGGCCGATCCGGATGCTATATGAATGTCGTGCGGCATGGCCCAAGCGATATTGTGGGCGTTTGTACATCTGAGACAAAGCAATGCGACCGTCGCACGCTTAAAAAATCAGAACTGGCGTTGTATCGCATTGATCACAAAAAGCTGGCTACCAAGATTGCTGAGGCTATTGGTTTTACTGAGGATCATGAAAAGGTCACAGGTCATACGGCCCTTTGGAAATTTGGTGTGCTGAATCCACAAGCCGAACATAGCTTTCCTGTCTATTGCTTTTTGGGCCAGACATCCTCGCAGCTGGATAAAGTTGTCAATCAGCTTTGCATGGGCGAGCAGAAGTTTCTGTTGATTGCCGCAACCAGCAGTCTCATCAGCACTGCCAGCTCTGATGCGAGCAGCAGGCATAAATCCAAGCTCATCGGCATAGATGATGTGCTTGCCGTTGATGGCGCAGGCAAAGTCACGACGAAAGATAGCGCCCAAACCATCATCTCCAATTGGTTGGAAACAGTGTTACCAAAATCAGCCAAACCCAGTGAAACTAACCAGCTGGTGCTGCCTCCGGGAACAACTTGGAAAGACATATCAATTACATTCCTTGCTAGGGATGTTGTTTCCATTAAGTGTGGCGAAGAGACAGCCGTAAATTATGAACGCCTCCATATCCCGGGCATGTTTGTCGCTTCTCAGCGAGAGAAAAAGCCGTCTGACAAATGGTTCTTGTTAATGGCGTTTGCCCTATGGGGGCCGGGATTGAACCGCGAGAACCTACGAACGTTATTTGGCCATGATGACTGGAATCGCATGAGGACGCAAAAGTCGGCATTGAGTAAATCTTTGAAGCAGTTCTTTGGGCTTGATGATGAGCCGATTCCTTATAACAAGTCAGTGTATGAGTACCAGCCAATCCTAATGATCCGGCAAGATACGAATTGCGATCTTAACGATTGGATCAGCGATATTCACCAGTAGTCAATGACAGGCATAGACTGGTGCGAACTGGTCAATTGCCAAATCCTTGATTTCCCATGACTAAAAGCTCCGTACTTCGCTTTTCCAAGTACGGTGTTTTTCAGGAAAGGGGCATATATAGGAGGAAAATTAGAGAAAAACGGGGTGTTTTTATAGAGAGGAAGTCAATTGCAACCAGCAAAAAAGCCTGCAAATGCTGGGCTTTTGAGGCTATGCCATTTCTAGCATATGAAAGTTCGTTTGTAGTCAATGGCGGAGAGGGAGGGATTCGAACCCTCGATACCGTTGCCGGTATACCGCATTTCGAGTGCGGCGCATTCGACCTCTCTGCCACCTCTCCTCCATGTGAGGAATATACATACAAAAGAATAGACGGCGGCGCAAGCCGCTTTCGAACCGGGCATAAAACCATTTGGGCGCGCCGTTCATTTCTGCTTGAACTCACTCGTCCGGATGCCGTAAAATATTCCAAAATATGCCTGTTTTCAAACAGCCTTCAAGGCGCTATATAA